CCAGACTGTACTGCTTGATCATGGAGCACATGAGGATGCAGTTACCAAGCGAGGTGTTCATGTCTCCCGACATGCGCCCCCCCACCTTGGTGTACTTAAGCTTGCCATCCTCAGTATAGCCCCTGCAGACGTTGCGCAATTGCCAGGAGAGCAGCCGCCTGAGTTTGGGAGTGTAGCAGGAGTGGAAGCAATGAGGATAAACATCATGCTCCCACTCCAAGGCTTGCCTCGAGACATGCTGATCAAATCTCGACGCGTCCAAACCGACAGCCACAGGATCCTTGAAGGACGCCCACAGACCATACATCGCCCGCCCACTATCCGCCGCGTTCATCCCCTTGAACACAGTTGTCTTTCCTTCGAAAAGTTGGGATAAAGAATGAAAAATTGGTTCCTCTATCGGTCGTAGATAACGACCAAGCTCCACATTATACCTAGGATCACGGGGGCTGATCACCCTCGGCACCGGCACCTTGGTTGTGAAGTTGGTCTTCTCATACTTGACAAACACTTTTAGCTCCGCGTCCCGCGGCGTCACTGACTTCGCATGCAGTGACTCCACAGCCCGTTGGTAAATCACCCTTTTCGGGCCCCTGAACGACTCGGCGAATCCTCGCCGGCTCAAAGGGGCGCTACTTGGCAGTTCCGGAACCAACAAGCCTCGGACACGGGTCATAGCTGCAGAGAAATGTCCTCTCGCCGGCTGCGGAGGTGGCACAAAGGCCCCCTGCGCATCCTTGACGTAGAAAACACGCTCCTTAACAGCCTTCTCTAAAGAGTTGATCGTGTTGTTGAAACCAGTTAAAGAAATTGGCGGAGACACACCACTGACCCTAGCCAGGTGGCGCGTTTTGGTGATACCCCATCGCCTTTCAACCCGCAGCAATGGGTGGTCTGGTGCTCCCGACACACCAGCACACACCCCGGGTATGGAGACGGGGCCCCCCTAAGCGAGGGTGGAATCGTGGCCGGTCGCTTCCCCGTAGGTCCGCGTCCGCACCACTTGATCCATAACCTCGGTTTCAGAGGGCACCACGTAGCTCAGAGGCAAGGCGATCTCAATGATGAGACTCTTGTCCTTCGCTCGCAGGGTATCGTACTTGCTGAGATAATCTCTCATGAACTTACGGGTGACGAGATCATTCGCCTGAGACTTCTTCCGTCTCCCATATTGGAAGAAGGCCTCATCAGCAAGAGAGAATGCCAGATCCTGCAACTTATTCTGGGTGACACGCTGCCAGCCCCGGATGTGTGGCCTCGGGGCGGGCTCGGACGAGCCACCGTTGTCGACATTGATTGCAAGAGCAACTGCCTCCTCACGCCAGTCGCTTCCGTAATTGCGGAAGTCCTGGATGAGCTTGGCAGCGATTGCCTCGTAACCATTGTCACGGAAGTAACAGTAAATGGCGTAGATAATACTGTAAAAAACATAGCAAAAACCAAGAATGGATGCAATTCGGAGCAAAGTCCAAAGAGCCAGCCACTCGGCGGCAAGGGAGGCAGCGACGCGAGCATTTGTGATCATTTCGTTAGTTGTGGCCATGTTGAGAGTATAGGGGGGTGGTTTCCATTTACGCATGGATGCGGGTGACTAAGCTTTACTTCAGGTATCTACGCTCTGAAGCCAGGTTTCAAACCACCTGGTGGTCCAGCAAGAATTGCACGCATAAAGGCCACGAGAGGCCTTTTAGGTGTGTAGTTGCTGACTACATAACTGTTCTCAGTCAACGAGTAAACCTGGAGGGTGGGATGGGTAACCTTGCAATCCTCCCACATAGTGGTCTGCAACAGCCCCATAC